GGATAAACCAAGATACATTCCTTTCCGGTTTTCATCTTCCATGACCATAGGAGGATATTCGGAATGTACCCAACCATTGACTAAAAATGAGGTTTTAAGATTTGTAACATCAGATTGAACAACATTCAATACTCGATTTTGATTTTCTAAAAGGTATACCACTTTATTCCTAGGTGCAATTATACGTCCAACAAACGTAGCACCTTTAGGCACATCAGGCCTCAATTCTGGTTTACACAATTCTTTAGAGAGAGATAAGTCAAATTTTAGTTTCATAATTAACGTCCTACCTGTCCTAAATATTTTTCTTTAGTTTGGTTCCAATCCATGAATATCAAATCATCGTAGAAAAGGTTTTCATAAGAAACGGTATTTTTCTTCTTTAACATTGATATCCGACCCTTAGCATACTTGGTTTTCCAAATATTGGCAAGCGCCTGTTCACTGGTGTCAAAGGACTTTACCAGTTGTTCATCACCAATTTCTTTCCTAAGATAGTCATTGGTGTTATTGTACAGAGGAGAAAAGTAAATTCCCCTCTGATGTTCGGTACGAATAAGTTGTTTTGGAATCTCCAACTTACCATACGCAAAATTTAATGTACGGTTTTTGTGGTCACGCTTTAATGGAAGACCTTTTGGATTCTTGGCTTCCCACCATTCAAAGTAACGGCGTGTATGATTCTCTTTCACCCAATCATATACCATTCTCATGGTCTTTTTTGTAGGTTCAAAAGCAACCGAACCAGAACTGAAACCCATTTTGTTCCAATGTTCAAGACCGTCATACTGAGATAAACCACCAGACTTAGTATTCCCGTAAAGAGAAGTAGTTGTAACTCCAACAAGAACATCATCATACTGTCTTTTCCAATCGTTCTGTACAGTATCAGCAAGACATAACAATGCCAATAACTTACCACCCATATAGTTGAAACCTAAAGGCTGCAAAGGAACAATCGTGGAACCAATGGCCGTGTGATTAATCATACCTTGTTGTGTCTTGATATCTCTGGCCCATCCAATCTCTTTATCTCTTGGAGTCAAATCCAAGAAGTCGGATGATATACAAATAACACCTAGGTACTTACCAGATGTTTCATCAACCACAGTGTAATAAAGATTGCGACCAATATTAGAATTGTTTTTCATTGTGGATGAAAAGGTACGAATCGTATTCCATGTTTCAGCCAAATCACCATTGGATAATACCAAGGTCGGTTTCAATTTTTCGTAGTCATCTGTACCTTCAGGCATCCAGAAATTCTTTTTGACTTTATCAATGAGAGTCTGTTGGCCAATATCAATCAACTGGTGGTCATCACCATACAATGTAGTGATAGTTCTAGTAGGATATTTTTCATGCACCTCACACCATTTCTGGTATAAGGTGTACTCTCGTACATCCATTTGAGATGCATAAGATAAATCTTTGATGAGGGTTTCTTTTAGTGTATCAGTGTCAATGTGTTCAAATCTATCTGAAGTAAATTCATCGGACCATGTACGCCATTGTTCTTCTACATCAGGGATGTGCTTTTTGGTTGCCATTAGTCATTTTTTTCATCATCTTAGGGTTAAAGTATTTGCGTCTAATCTTTTCCAGTTTTTTAAGTCCAAACTGTAACGCAAGAGGTTTTACCCTTGAAGTATACATGATTCCGTCTTGGTGGTCAAGCTCATGGAGGAAACACCGTGCAGATATACCATCAAAGACTGCCTCTTTCTTCGCACCGGTGAAATCCTGGTATTCTACCCAAATCTTTTTAGGTCTGGTAATACGCAAGGTCAATAATGGCCATGATAGACATCCCTCTTCCATGTGAGTTTCACCCTCAGTTTTAACCACCTTAGGATTAAAGAATGCCACATATTCATCATCGGTTCCCATAACAAAAACTCTAAATGGATATCCACATTGATTGGCAGACAATCCAAATCCTTTGTGTTTCTTACAGGTTTCTACCAATGTGGATGCAAAAGTATTTGGATCAATTGGAGGTTTACTGAAATCAAATTCAGGTGTTGGTTTATATAAACCCGGCCAATCGGCCGGTACCAACTCAAATGTGGGTATGTCAAGTATAACCTTGGCAGCTTCTTTTGTATCATATAAGATAATATCGTCACTCATTTTTCTATCCTTGAAAAGTTATTCACTTTCTTAAATTTAATAATTGACCTAAACTTATCAAAGAGTTGGTCGCCTTTATGGGAAATAACAAACACATTGGTGTCTGTACCCATTTCATTAATCAACTTTAGAAATTCTTCCGTACCCACGGTATCTAAACTTGAATCAAACACTTCATCCAATATCAATAGGTTTGTATTGGTAGAGTTCTTTAACTTGGCAATTTGTCTCCATGTGAATAACAAAGCCAAATCAATACGCATCTTTTCACCTTCAGAGAAATTGGCATACGAGAATTCATCACGGTGCCTACTCTTAATTGTTTCTTCAAAATTTTCATTGATGTTAAAGTTAACAAAGAAGTCCATGGCAGTCAGGTACTTGTTAATCAACTTATTCATAATTGGCAAATACTGTTTAATGATTCTGGTCTTAATACCACCATCTTTCAACAATGTACCTGCAAATTCATTATAATGTTTCTCGGTTAATTGTTCTTTGTATAACTGGTTATAAGTTTCCAGTTCTTGTTTCAGTTCAATTAACTTCTGGTCAGCACCTTCTGTACCAACTCGTTTCTCATTCAATTCACCTAACTCACCATTCAATTTTGTAATGTATTGATTGATAGATGTTATGGTAGAATTGTGTCTAATAATTTCACCGTTGTGTGCATTAATGTGATTGATAATATCAGTAATGGCTTTAACCTCATTGTTGACTTTGGTTAGTTCTTCATCAATTTCTTGGAGGCCAGTCCTTTGTGTATCAATTTTCTCTGTCTTTTCTTTAACTTGAGAATCTTTCCAATCGGGAGTAATTGATTGTTTACATGTCGGACAGTCGTGGTTTTTTTCATAGAACTGAATCTCCTTTTCATTTCTGGCAATATTAGTTTGAACCTTACCTTTAATTTGAAATAGACCCTTGGCTTTTTTGTCAAGTTTCTCTTTCTTATCACCAACTTTACCTTGTAATACATCTATATGTTTGTTAATCAAATCAATATCTTTTTCCAATTTTTGGATTTGTAGATATGCTTCTGCAACCTCTTGCACTCTCTTTTGTATTTCGGCAACTCTGTTCTTATTATTTTCTTCAATGTTCTGCATCTGTAGATTGATTTTTTCTTCTACAAGTTTGATATCATATTTTGATTTAGTGATACCATCTTTTAATGCAGACATTTTCTCTTTGACAATGGCATTCATTGACGAGAATATTTGTATGTCCAGTAAATCTTCAATGATAGTTCTACGGTCGGCCGCAGACAACTGCATGAATGGTACAAAGGATGCTGAACCAAGAATGACAACTTGCGTGAAGGATTTATAATTTAATTTGAGAATATTCTTCTCTAAAATCTCTTGGTAATCCTTTGAAGCTGCATCTTGGTTCAGCAATACATCATTCAGGTATATTTCAAACACATTCGGTTTGATACCACGAATAACTTTATATTTTTTCTGGCCAATATTAAACTCTACTTCCACCATAGCATCACGGCCATTAATGGAGTTCAATAATTGAGGTTTATTTATCTTACGAAACGGTTTACCAAATAAACCGAAGCACAATGCATCTAAAATAGTGGATTTTCCAGCACCATTCTGACCAATAATCAACGTATTTGTTGATTTGGTAAAATTAATTTCCGTAAATGAAGCCCCGGTGGAAAGAAAATTCTTCCACCTAATTGTTTGGAATAGTATCATGCTTGTTCAGTATTCAATGCTTCTATGTAGAGCTCTTTCAATAATGTTTTCAATTTATCGTTATCAATTCCATCATCTTTTATGGTCTCCACATATTTGTTCAATGTGGTTAATGTATCTTCAGCTTGGTCCAACATATCATCATCAAGACCTTCTGTAAGGTCCGTGAAATCTTCAGCAATTGTAACATCTACTGGATTGACATTATACAGGTTACTCATCAGTTTGTCAAACAAATATGGGTTGGTTTTATTAATTACTACCACCTTAACATATTTGCCAGCATACTGAGTCAAATCCATATTGGTAATATTTGTAATGGTATCTTTCTTGTCGTCATAGGTAATCTTATGGAACATCTTGTTTGGATTCTTTACGAATTCCAGCGAACGCCGATCCATATCAAATATATGAAAACCCCTATCGTCATTATAGTCTTGCCAAGTAAGTTCATACGGGTTGCCCAAATAGAAGATATCATCAGCATTGGACTTATGATGATAATGGCCAGAAAAAGTATACTCAAACTTCCTGAATAGAGCACGTTCTAATCCTTCATGTGATGGCATACCACGATACATGGCAAACCCAGCAACTTCCAAATGACCCATACAAATTGTGGCCGAGGTGTTCTTAATTTCTTCCATAGAACGTTCATAGTTCTCGGCACATATCCAAGGCACCATACAAACGTCATATGAGGTATCTTCATATTTCAAATGAATGGTTTGTGGTGAATCAATAACGATTATGTTATCATATTCTTTTAATAATAAATCAACCGAATTTACATCATTGGTATTCTTGAAATAAGTGTCATGATTACCTGCCAACATATGAACTTCAATACCCATTTGGTACAAAGGGTCAAAAAACATTTGTTTTGTTTTCTTCAAGGTAAAGAAGTTTACATACTTCCTTCTATCAAAAGTATCACCAAGAATAAGAACAGTGCGAATTCCGGCAGCCTGTATATTAGGAAAGAATACCTCATTATAAAATTTTTCATAGAAGTCCAAGAAGTGTGTGGAATCATTACGAGCTCCAAAATGTTGGTCGGTAATTATTGCTACTTTCATTTTGCCTTTTCATTAACCATTAATCTTTGTCGCAACTCAGTTGTAGAAAAACTGTGTTGTCTACTATTGAAATATACAGATATTGGTAAATTATAACCAGTAAATTGTTTATCTTTATATTCTTCACCAACGATTCTAACATCAATTGGATAAGAAGTCAATATGTCCATCAATTCTTTTTCTGTGGCATATGGTATAATTTCATCAACATACTTGCAGGCTTGTAACTGTATGAATCTTTCCAGTACCGTCTGTAAAGGTTTATTTTTGGTAGTTGGTCTATCTATTGTAGGATCCATTTGTAGTCCAACAATCAAATGGTCACATTGGGTCTTTGCCTCTTTTAGCATCATCACATGACCTGCGTGGAACAAATCAAATGTGGAACAAGTAAATCCAACTCTCATAATCATTCCTCAATAAATTTTTCAAGGCCCTTTGGTTTCTTTAAGGCGTCCTTTTCTGCCTTTTTGGTTTTTCTGGCATCTTCATATGTTTCTATGAACTCGGCAATATTATCGTAAAGTTCAAATTGCCTTGTGGTACCATCTTCAGATTCCATCATCTCAAATTCATCTAAAATACCATACATCTCTGTGGCCTTGTACTTGACATACAGTTGTTTTTTTTCTTTTTGTATGCGTCTTAGGAAAGCAAAGTAAATTACCTGTGTAAAGTATGCAAATGGATTGGAAGATTTGGTTGAATCGAAGTTTTCAAAGTACATGAGACAGTTTTCAATTCCATCCGAAATCATTTCATCTCGGTAACTGTAATTAATGAAGTTTGGTTTGTGAGATAAACCTTCTGCTATCTTCATAAAGCACTCACCGATGTAGTTTGGTATCTTAGGTTTCGGTTTATTTTCTTGTGTGGCAATCAGACTGGAAGCCTTGTAATCTGTTAAGGCCGTTAAGAAATCTTGATTGTTAATATAATGTTTAGTTTTACTCATTCAAATGTACCATAAAAAGTTGTTGACAAAGGGCTTGACAAATGTTATAGTTCGTATGTAGCCCCCATGATGTTTAGTGTAGTTTTAAGTTCTTTAAGTTATCCATTTCATCCATAGCGTTCATAACATCCATCATATAATCTTTTTCTTCCTCAGTAGAAGCATTCTTCTTCTTTTGAATAGATTCATTTACTTTCTCCACGGTAGTGTGGAAATACTCCTTAAAGTCATCACTTGGTTCCATAACACAAAGAATATCTTCCCACTTTACAGAAGCACGATTTTCTTTTATCATGGCAATTGGAAGCCATTGTTGCATTACTAAGTTTGCATTTCTTAACTCAAACATCATAGGTTCTATAATATCCACAACCTCAGTATTCAGGTTGGCAAAGAAACAGATAACATCCATACCATCTTTGAATCTAACAATTTTTACTTCATTTTCCATCTTTAAGTCCTATGTTGTAAATTTTGAATGAGAACTTCTCCTCATTATATATCTTTACTCTTTCCACAAAATGTTGCAGTGTAAAGTTAATATGTTTCTTATGTCTCATATCATCCGCAATATCATACAGTGTAGCCATTTCTTTACCTTCACTTTGTCTTAATCCTCGTCCAATAGACTGAAGATTACGGACTCTACTTTTAGAAGGAGAAGCAAAAATAATATTATGCAAATTGCGAATATTAATACCTGTACTAAAAGTACCAAAAGAAGCGACAACGATAGCATCATTTTCTGTCTCCATTATTCTGCGGACTTCTTCTCTTTCTTGTGTTTCTACACCACCGTGTATGAAAAAGACCTTACGGCCATTAGCCTTTTCCAATATATCATTATAAAGGATTTGACCATGTTTTTCAACCATTTGATATAATATAAGTGTATTCGTACCTAAACTAATTGCAAGATTTCTAATGAACCTATTTCTATTTTCATTTGAGATAAGGTATTCTATTTCTTCTTGATAGGTTGCAGACTTCATTTCCTCGGCAATTTTATCTGAATGCCTCAACACAAGACATTTGATTTGAAAATCTGATAGTTGTTTATTGTCTATCAATTCTTTTGTGGTGATAACTTTTTCCACGGCACCAAACAAGCCTTCAAGTACCAGTTTGTGTGTTTTGGTTCCGTCCAAAGTACCAGTTAGGCCTATACGATATTTAGTTTTGGTTGCGGATGTAAGTATGGTTGTAAGTGATTGGGCCTTGAACAGATGTGCCTCATCGCCAATTACATAATCAAATTGTTCAAAGTAACTGGATGGTAATGTGTACAGTGATTGCCATGTGGAAATAATTAATGGTTTGTCAGATACTTTATCTTTGCCTTGATATATTCGGTGTACCGCATCTTCAACCAAGAAACCATTGTGTGTTGAGTAGTCTGCAAAATCGGAATACAGTTGTTCCACCAAGGAAGTCGTAGGAACGATTATAAGGCCTTTTAGATTCTGATAGTCTAGTAGTTGTCTGAACAACAAATAAATGATTAAGGACTTACCTGATGCAGTCGGGGACAACAATAATGCTCTACGTTGTTGCATTGCATGTATAAATGCATTTCTTTGATGGTCTCTAACCTGAATTGGTTGGCCTCTTGAATGTAGATTTAGAGTTTCTACAAACTTGTTGAAGTGATACACAGAGTATTCATCTTGTGTTTTGAGTTCACCCCAATCAATAAAGTATTGGCGTTCATCCGCAAACTCTTGTAAGTAACTGGTAAGACCCAGATATAACTGTTGAGTTTGTAGGTTGAAAAGACGTATCTTGCCGTCCCAAATTTTATTTCGGAAAGCCGGAACAAACTGGTGACCAGGTACAAAGAATGTAAAGTACTCAGATAATTCTCTTGCAACATCTTTCTCGCAGATTATCTTGGCATACACCTCATCTTTTTTTACAATAGTAATATCAATATCAGACATTTTTAAGTTTTCTTTTTTCAAAATGTCTATCGGTAATTTCTTCAACCACTAGAGTTAATATGGGTCTATATTGTTTATCAACCCAATGTCTAGCTGCCCAATCCAAATATTCATCAGGTACGTCTTTTAGATAAAACCCTTTATATTTACCAAATGGCAACGGTGTATGTTTTCTAGATATGTGGTCTTTCTTCATATTATTGTCCGTTTACAAATTTTTCCCATGAAATAAAATCTCTTAACTGCCATGTTCTTTGTTTAAGTTCCGACATAATGGATTCTATAACAGAGATGGCTTCTTCGTGGTAGACTTTCTTTTCTAACAGTTTGATTAAATCGCCGTCAGCGTCCAAATATGTATTGACATCGGATTTCAAAGCAAACTGAAATTGTTCCCAACCATATTCATTCAATTCTTCTCTGGACATTTTGCCAGTAAAGTATTCCCACTTAATCTTACGCATACGCAGATAATCAAAGTGAGCTTTCTTTGATGCAATTTTATGTTTGGTTAGGATGTTTAGATACTTACTGTGCAAGACAGGTATCTTTAATAGTTCTTTGCTGGGCTCCGTTTGATCCATATTTGAATCCGTTGCCCAGTATTTTAATATTTGTTCAAGATTTTCCAT